TTTGCCCCACGATTGTACATTGGTATAATAATTACTCATATCCTACTATTATATCACGAAAACTTAGTCTAAGTCAAGGAATGCCGTTTCTTTTCGGATGAAGATAAACTTTTCTTCTTTGGTTGCCCCGTTCAATTCTAAAACATTATCTAGTCTATTATAATCATTCCATACTTCTCCTTCGAATTTAGGATACTTAGGAATGATTATATTTTGATCTCGGAGAAGTCTTAAAGGAATAAATCCACCGACACAACTAGTCCATTGATAATTAGACAGAATATCATGTTTATTCATTCGTTTTGTTATCCAGTAACAATCATCTATATCTTCGGCATAACCCACCAATCTACAAAGCGTCGAAGAGGTTAATACTGGTTCATTGAAATATTCCTTCGCTTCTTCTAACAAGTCCTGTCTGTCTACATTCATATTTAAAATTCCTTAGAATATTCATTGACCTTTTTTAGTAACTCAGCGCCATATCCAATCGTGAGATTCAATGCTTTCCCACCAATAACTTGTGTAACTGCACGGTCGGCTTCCTGTTGATTATCGAATGTGACTCTACCTTTTAGCCCAGTCAAAATAAATAAAATAGAAACATTTGCCGAGATTTCTGGACTATTGATTAGCAGATCAGGATTATTTATCAAGTCATGTCCAGAACGATCCGAATAGAATTTGTAATTATTCTTACCCGTTAGTTGGATATAACCACGTCCGCGAAATTTCCATCCGTCACCTTCTTCTAGATTACCCATTGACCGACCCAAAGAATTACCTTTGCCATAGATTAATTCTCCGAATTTCTCTGGTGACTTTTTAATGTCGTTTAATTCTAGATCAGAGAGAACACTGACTCTTGTTCCGAATACAGATCGAATTCGTTCGTTACTAGTCTTAGAATAATCTAAGTTTTCTTGACGTGGCACCAGACCACATTCTTTTTTCATGTTAGCAAGGATGGCCTTCTGTAAGAATGGATCGTTTATCTCACATGTTTTGAATGCGTTCTGTATCGGTGTTAGTAGTTTTTTGTCCATTGACGTTCTCTTCGAGTCTATTCAGACTCTTTTGTATAATTTTATTTTGTTGTCGTTCTGATAGGGTTCCGTTGCCCATTCTATGTGAATAGGACCAATTTCCTATAAGATCTAATAATTCTCTCAGCTTATCTGGATTCATCGAGACTTCGCGGAGCAGTTGTATCTTATGAAAAATATCTTCATATAATCTAATTTTAGCTTTGTTGGTCATAATGTAAAAATTCCAGTTTTCAGGTAACCGGAGAACCTTTTGAATTATGGTGTAATCGGTCGGCTACGATCCGACTGCCTTCTGAATGCAAATCAGACGCTCTTCCAATTGAGCTACGACCCCATATACTTATTTAGATGACGTAATTCCTAATGCGTCGCGCATTTTAATTTGAGCGGCCTGGATTCCGCGTTGGAATCCAGAATCAGTAGCATGATCTAGAAGTTTATATAATGCTTCTTTGGTCATATTTTTCAATAGAAGTTCCCAAACTAACTCAGTAAGTTCCTGTTTCAAATTAAGTGGAGGAGTAGCAAATAGCTCATCAAACTCTTGGTATTCTTCAATACCACAGTATAAAGTTAATTTCGGAAAATCGTCGAATATGATATAGACAATTTCATTATATAGAAACACTATTTTAAATCCATTCGCATGATATTTTTCAAATCTTGAACTACTGTCAACCGTGACTTTAACTGTTTGTTCATATGATCTGGTAAAGATTATAATTTCTTTCATCATTAGTATAGGTCCTCAGAAAATAATATATCAGAACGATACTCTTCGCAGAAAGAAGGAATTCCGGCGGCGTCTTGTATCTCCCTTGCTTCCTTTCTTGAAACATATCTGTTACGACTAGTAACAAATCCTTGTCCACGTGGATTTAGCATACGTTTCTTCCCCATCTGTTCGATTGCCATGAAACCATGATGGTGCCGATGACATCTAATAACTTCAGCCGTGTCTGTCAGAACGGCAGAACAGATCACTATTTCTTTTTCTAGATACATATAATAATATTATATCACACCCAATCAAAAAAGTAAAGGCCCAGAAGAATAATTTTCTGGGCCTTTTAAACTTCAATCTAATTTATTTAGAAATTAGGAATCAGGGAATGCAGTATCTTCAGAGTCTCCCATTACATTGGCTGTTACTCCCATAGCAACAAGTGTTTCACGTAAAACACGCCCAGCACGTCCGCCAGTACCAGTCGTTACTTTAACCCATCCAGCATGTGCTAACTTTCCACTTGCGGTTGTTTCAGTAACATCCACCCCGAATACTTTATCAGATTCTGCTTGTGTCTGAATATTCTTTGGTTTCTGACTGACAAAAAATCCAGTGGAACCAGTAACAATGTAGGCAGAAGAGTCTAAGGTTAAGGATGTGTTAGAATTTACTGTGTTTATGATTTTCTTAAATGAAAATGCGACAGTAGTACTAACAGCAGCAGTGTTAGCAACTGAAAGGGTGATAGTAGTTCCACTGAGAGAAACAACTTTAGCACCGATACCAATGTTAGTTCCCGTGACACATTGACCAATCACAATACCAGTAGCACTGCTAACAACAATAGTAAAAGCAGCACTTGAACCTGTTGCAGTAGGTGTTACAGGTAGTGTATTTAATACGTCACCATTACTTACGTTGGCTAAGAATAAAGTTCCAGAGGCTCCTGTTACGGTAACACCAGTGGCTCCGACACCAGTAGCCCCACCAGAGGGACCAGTCCCAATTGTTCCGACTAAAAATTTAACTTCTTTGTTACCCCATAAACTCATGCTAGTATTCTCCTATTTGAAATCTAAAAGTATTTATAAGAAACTTACTCGCCACTTCTCTCAAAATTAATTTTATTAAAGAAAAAATAATGATTTAATAGAAATCTAAACGACGAAATCTTCTTATAAGAATCTAAACATTTTAAAGCATAGATAATATAGTCTTCTACATCAAAAAGGTTTTCTTGTATACCCCCAACACCATAACTAATACCAATAATCCAGGCATCCACTTCGTCATTACCCGAATAAGTCGGGATAATCTTGTTAAACAATAAGAAGTGACCATATTCATGTAGAAGCATGAAGACGGCTTCTTGCCAGTTAGTTTCTTCTTCGTTTACCCGAATAGTAATGTAATTTTTGTGACAAATTCCTTGAGTGATTCTTTTGGAATGATCCGGCTCGGCATATCTATAATAAGATCCATCCAATTCAATTCGAAGATTTTCATGTTTCGTTTCTAGATATGTCTTGAGTTGATTAAAATTTTCACTTGTTGGCATCAATTATTTCCTGAATTTCTTTCATTTGTTTCTTGTTGACAGTCTTGTGGCTGAATAGATATTTTTGTTTTTCAGGATGATCACGATAGTATTCGACGACTACCGGATTAGTTTCAGATAGTTTAGGATGACTCTGATACTTAGAGAATGGATTGTAGAGATAAGTTCCGTAAATATCATCCCGATGATGAAATTTATATTCTGCCAAATACCAGAGAGAGACTTTGGTAGCAGGGTTGCCGTGAATACAAACCGGGGTATCTCGCATCTTCCGACGCCGATAACTAGCAATAGAATCGACATACTCTTCAGTAGCAAATTTGAAATGAACACAACCACAAACCGAAGGAGTATCCTTCTTTAACATTTCATAAGAAAAATATTTATCTAACTTAATTTCACGTAGTTCTTCTTTCTTCTTGTAAGAGAATTTTTTTCGTTCATTGTTACAAAGAATACCAGTAAAAGGATTAACATACAATCCAAACGTTTCTTTCTTGCCATAGCTGTAATCGAACGGAACCCCGTGTATGATTTCGACATCTTGAGTAACTTCCCAAGAAACATGATCAAGAACATGTTGGTCAGTAGTTTTGTTAGGATTGAGATTTTCTTTGATCTCAGAATAGACATCATTCCAAGGACGACCGACAGACTTCCGCAAGAATTGAAAAAGCGGACGAAGATTCTCATTAAAAGACTTGTAACGTTGAATCTTCTTCTTACCGCCACCATCGGCTTGTACTAGCGGATTACATCTGGCTTCTTGACGATGACGCGCAGAAGAAACGAATACAGGACCGCTGTCGTAGTCGTCATCCATAAAATCCATACGCAAATCGAAGGATCGAGAAGTCTTGATGGATTTTTCGGTTGAACCAGAACGTTGTCGTTCGCAGATCACCTTTGCAATATCTTTACGCATATTAATTAAATTATAGCAGATAGATAACTAGTTGTCAACTAGTATTTTTTGGTGGACCCGGAGAGGAATGATCTCTCAACCTATCGCTTAAAAGGCGAGTGCTCTAACCAATTGAGCTACGGGTCCAGATTTTTATTTTTATATGGTGTGACTAACCTGATTATTAACTTCTACAATTTCGTGTGTACTATTAATAAATTCTGAAAGACTAGCACAATTCGTATAGGTACAAGCAGATCGAATTCCACCTAAGATGTCTCGAATAGTATTCTTCAGAGCACCTTTATATTCAATATTTTTTACCACTCTTCCCTCTGAAGTTCTATAATCATGAAATGTTCCATTAAGATTCATCGCATAATAAGAAGACATTCCATACATTACCTGTGAAGTTTCGTCATGTCCTGCCAACATGCCACCAATCATAACAAAGTTTGAACCAGCGGCGAAAGCTTTTGCAATGTCACCTGGATATCTGCACCCACCATCTGACATTAAATAAGTAGAGTTCCATTTAGCATTCGGGACACAATTAACAACTGCCGAAAATTGTGGCATACCTATTCCTGTTTTCAATCTAGTATCACAGAAATTTCCACTACCTAAACCAACTTTAATAACATCTGCACCCATATTAGACAAAGATTCTACTCCTTCTTTAGTCACTACATTTCCGGCTACAATAATCTTATTTTTTCTAGAAAAGTAATCTTCAACAATAGAAACAAATTCTCTGAATTTAGAGATATATCCATTTGCCACATCAAGACAAATAAACTTAATTTCTGGATTGTATTCTAAAATTTCTTTAATATATTCGAAACTGTTCAGCCCACCAGAAACACCAATATATTCTGGATCATAGTCATTTTTTTTATAATCTTCTAAAGTATAATCTTTATGAAGAAACGTAGGCATTTTAAATTCAGAAAACACTTTAGCGACTTCAAAGGTTCCTACTGTATGCATATTAGAAGAAATAATAGGTATTCCTGACCAATCTTCATATTCTGTAATTAGATTTACATCTACTCTAGAATTAACCCATGATAATTTTGGTTGAATTAGAATATCCGAAAAATCTAGTGCTCGATTTCCGCTAGTAATATTAACCATTAGTGCTACCGAAACCTCCTACACGATTAGTACTCTGAGTCGGAGCCTCGAATATTTGTTCGAATGTATTACGAATAACAGGAACTAACTCGGCCTGACACAGACGATCACCATTCTTGATTGTGATACTCATCAGAGGAAGAACATTCATTAAAATCAAATGTGTCATATGAAAAAAATCTTCGTCGATAATACCCTCTGAATTAGGCATAATCAAACCTTGTTTCAAAGGAACAGAAGAACGCATATGAACCCGTAGAGAAAATCCTTCCGGGATCTGGAAAATTAAACCAGTAGGAACCAAGACTCGATCATCTGGTTTGATAACCAAAGAAGCATTCTCGTCAGACCTAATAGTAATTTTTTTGTTAGATGGAGTATAACAATCGTAATTACTATTAGGTTTGAGCCACGCACTCAAATCAAAACACGCCGACTTCTCTGTTCCATACTTCGGTTCTACAACATCAGCCGCCATTTTAAAAAATTTCAAATTCATCTTATATACTATTCCTTTATATTAGTAGGTGCGGAGATGGTACTACTACTAACAGTTTCGTTATTGTTTGTGGTTTTACTTTGTTGTCGATTACCACTATTTCCTTTCAATAGACCTATAAGTGCGCCAAGTATTAGATATACTTGAGTTTCTGCATCTTTAAATCCCATACGGTCGAACCCCGAAAACATCATGATGAGGAGGATTAATATTATTATTGTTCCGCCCTCAGATTCAATAGTTTTTAAGAATTCAGCCCAATGCTTCATTTAATTATTTTTTTAAAATTAAACCTTAGGAGTGTTCTTCCCTTCTTCTCGGAATGAAGCGTAAGCCAATTCTACCGCAGTATTAAGTAAATACTCTTGGGCCGTATTTTCTTTTACATGTGTTTTAACGACTTGCTTAACTAGATCGCGGATAGCCAAATTCTTATCATAACCCTTCTTAAATAACTTCGTGAGTCCATAAGATTCGTATGCGGCCAAAATTGCATCATCAGTTTTGTTTTCTGTTAATTCTGCAATTCGCTTAACTACCGGATAAGCAAAAGTAACTAATGGCTCGATTTTCTCAATAACTGAAAATACGTTATCTTGTCCAACACTCTTGAATAATTTGCTAAAAAAAGTTGAAATACTTTTAAAAAATTTCATATATTATTTACCTCTTAAATATTTATATTTTACTGTTTTAACATTCCGCGATTTATGTTAAAATACAAAAGCGAACCATTTACTCCCCACGAGATTGCCTTATCATACCACTTTGGACGTGTGATTTTTTCTATGTTAGAAGAAACCGCCGTACTGCTCTGAACAAATTTAGGAACACCATCAGAAAGCGAAGTAGAAACTTTATTAAAATCCCCAACTACTTTAGGAATATTACTATTCACCATCCTGAATGTTTTAGAACCATCTCTTACCATATTACGGGTATCAATAAGAACATCGGTGGTGAGATTCGGCCAACACAGATCATTATTGGTACAATCTAACAATTCATTTACGCGACTGACTGTAACATTAGCACCTTTGGTTAATTGGGTATGTTCATTAGTAAGATTAGAAATGTCGCCGGATACATTTGAAATATTTGCGGCAACACTTGAAATAGTATCATTCAAGCGCGAAACTTCCCCGATAGAATTAATCTCAATTGATTTCAATTGGTTGAATGTTTTTTCTTCAATAGAGCTTATTTTCTTTTCGACTAAATTGATAGAATCTTTTACTAATAGAGAAGTTTTATTCGCTTCGACTATTAATAAATCAGTTTTTCTTTCAAAACTATTCGTTAACGTAAAGACTGACCATGTTAAGCTTATAAAAAATACTATGATAGAGATATTTTTCAGATTTTGTATTAAATTAGACATTTCATAAGTTCCGTAGTAATTGGCATTTTCAAAACATTTTCAACAACAGAATTTTTAAAAAGGATTACACAAGGACTTGTTCGTATACTATATGTTTCTATTAAATCTTTGTGATCTTCTATATCTACACAAATATATTTGTACTTTTCATTATTTTCTGTAGTTTCTAATATTGTAATTACTTGTTTAGTTAAGTTTGATGTTCTGAATCCGAATACTACAAATACAGGAATTACTTTACTATTTTCTTCTATGTATAATAATAATTCTTTAGTTGTTTCTATCCACATAAATCATCTTCTTCTTTGTTATACATATCTTCTAGCATTTCTATCTGCATTTTTTCAATAATTTCTTCAAAACTCATAACTTTTTTATTATCAGTACAATAATCTTCTTCGAGAATTGTTGTACTTAGCCACAGAGCATCAATTACTTCTTGATTTTCTTTAAAAACTTCTTCTTGCATAGCCAGATTCATCAAGAGCATTCTCATTCCATTTACTAGCTGAACTAAATTATCATTTGATGATTCCGTCATCGAGACCCTCTTTTTTAAAATCAGTTAAAATATGATGAAATATTTGTCTAATATGTGGCGACATATCATTTGTCATTTGTCTTAGAGTTTCTTCATTTTCTTTCTTAGAAAAATAAGAAAGAACAAAGTAAAATATTTGAAATGAAATACAGAAATTAGTAAAGTACTCTCTGTAATTTAACAACATTCTAACAACTCCTATCGCCATAATAGAAGGAAGAATATACCAAATAAAAGATTCTGGCTTAAATAAGAAAAGAGAAGCAATAGAAGAAATAGAAATTATTAATAATGCAATCTTAGAAACAAGAACATAAAACATGGCTTCTTCTAAAACTTCCCAATCTGAGCTAAATAATAACTGCTTATTGGGTAGATGTTTCAATACAGATTCTATACGCATGAAATTCCGTATTCTGTTTTATTTTCAGAATTTTTTCTAGTAATAATTTCTTTGAAACCCAACTGACGCAACTCGTTGATTCTTGCTCGTAAATTTTTAATATGGAACCTTTCCATAGCAACTTCTTCAGTAATGAAATTATTCTTTGTGTATACGAAATGACTAATAAGTTGATCGTTCTGAGTTCTATACATGATTATTTATTCCTCTTTTTTTCCCCGGTGTCAGATGATCTTTATTCGAGATCGTTTTAAACGCATGACAATTTTTACAAAGTGTCTGATGATTTTTCAAATCATTATTATAAGGGTTTCCATCGATATGATCTAGGTCTAACTGAGAGAGAATTTGAATTTCATAATTACAAAAAAAACCAAGACGCCCATCTTTATTCTCACAAAACATTTTTTTAAATCGATGATATCTGACTAGTTTTTTTTCTACTACTGGTTTATTGGTAAGATGAAACGAACAGCTTTTCTTATATCGTTTCGTGCCGTCTTTTAATGTCTTATCAATTCTACATGTTTTATTACAATTTAGTATGTTACATAACATATGTTTGTTGATAAAAAGATAAACGGCTGGATCTCAGGAGATGAAATTTAGATTTAAGATCCAGCCGTTTGCCTTTCACAGAAATAATTAAATATTACTTCTGGATAGAATATACCGCCGTGGTCTTACCATCACGAGCTACACGAAAGTCGGTATCAATCTCTACATTGGCTTGATTTCGTAGTTCTGAAATACGCGCACGTAAGTTACGAATCTTGAATCTAGAAGCTGCCTGTGCAGCCGAAATCTTAGAACCCTTCAAAAGCGCACTGAGCAATCGTTCATTTTGAGTCATTTTCATATTATATATTTTCCTTTCAATTTATTATATCGACGAACATTATTATTATATCATTTTGGGTGTTACTTGTCAAATGATACCTAATATATTTATTATATCACAAACTTCTTTCTATGTCCAGAGCGAATGAGAAATATTTATCAGACGCTTCATCATAATTCTTGCTCGTCTACCCACCTGTCGTACAGGCGGTCGTCGCGGTCCCCGTCATCTTCTCTGTCCTCCTCGGCATAGGCAGGGTGGTCTGTGCCGCCGGGAATTACCATATGATTCTCTTGTTCAAATGTTGTCATATATAACCATTATACCTTAAAATTCTGAATTATGTCAAGGACTTTTGAGAAATAATTTTCCCATCCAGGATAATCTTGCCATCAGTGTGAACCAGCAACCCATCGTTCATCAGAATTTGGAGCGGGGCAGCAGACTGAAGCTTTTTGAAGTAATCCTCAACAGAGTAGTTTTTCACGAGCAAGTTCATGAACTTTGCTTTCGTGACAGGCGCTTTTCTGTATTTGAATCGAGCCACCGTAGTCGGTTGACCGTTCAAATCATAAAACAATATATTATTGTAATCAGTGCTAAACTTGCTTCTTTCGAATTCCATATAATAATTATACCTGATTGGAACTGAGATGGCAAGGACTTTTCAAAATATATTTCCTTTTTTTTCAGTAGTTCTCAGTAGTTTACTTTAAATGATTTTGATTAATCTCTCTCTAGAGGGTCACTATTCTCTGTTTTATCCACCATTGTGTGACAAATTAGAGCAACATAGAAGAAGAACAGAAAAAACAACAAAACAGGTATCATCATGATGGAGAATAATAAAAATGTCATACAATTCCTTTGGGGTCTTTCTTCTGGATAATTTCTGGTGTCGGTGGTGGAGTTTGTTGAATCTGTGCGTTCATGGCAAGATTAAACAGAAGTATTTTACTAATATCTTCTGAACAATAAATCACATCATCCGACCTCCAATTAATATCGGCGTGTACACAATATGTTGTAACCAAACCAGGATTCAGACGCATATAATAAGAATCCGGGTTTCCAGATGCCAGCACAATTTTAAATGAAACAAATAAGACGATTGCCAATGCAATAGTCAATACATAATATTCAAAATATAACTTCATAATATAACCTCTAATTTTAATAAATACTTTCATGTCAACATTATCAGTAAATATTCCTCTATTCTATTATTTGGAAATGTCAGAATTCTTCTAAGTGGTATACAGAAGATTCTGATAATTATTTTTATGAATTAAAGTAGGCTAATGTAAATTATGAAAATTATCCATTACTTGTCTCCAAAACAATTCCATTTACTAAAGTAATATTCACTCTGTCTGGTCGATAGTCATCAGTAATAATACGAGACGAACCGTCAACATTAGTAACACGCCAGCTAAATCCCGATTGCTCCAGGATTGTTCTGGCTTCTTCGAAGGGTTTTCCTATTAAGTTATTATAAATCATAATAATATTATTATACCATGACCAAATATTTTTGTCAACCCTTGCAAAATTATTTTTTATGTGATATCATCTGTTTATATGAACAAAACGAAAACGAAAACAAAGAAAATTATCATTCCTGTTGTCTGGGAAGATGAAGAAGTTGATGAAATTCTTTATGAAGATGAGGATGCCAATGATCCATTCCTAGACTCGCTTCCTTTCTAGGATCATCCATGAAATCATAAATAATATTGAAGAGAGGAATTTTTATCTATGCCACTTTACGATTATACATGTAAATTTTGTAATTATTCGTTTGAGAAACTATTGAAAATCTCAGATTGTGATTTGCCTTCAACAGAAGAATGTCCTGAATGTTCTAGATTAGAGGTACAAAAAGATCCATGTGCGCCGGGAATTTGCGATCCGGTCCATTTGGGTGTTAAAAAATCGTCTTCTGATTTTCAGAAATATGTATTAGGGAGAATTGCGGCCAATCATCCAGGCAATACAATCCAGCGTACAAGAGACATTGTAAGAGAAATCTAAAAGAAAAAAATTGATTTGTTATTCTTTTGTTATGAAAATTACTAAAAGGAACAAAGACAACGAATGCCTAGAAATTTTAAGAGTAAGCCAGCCTTAAAGAAGTCGATTCAAAAGAAAAGAAATGGTGTTTCAGCAGCTTCGCAAGAAAAGAGTAATATATTTCTCGATAAACAAAGAATAGATCAAAGCTTCTTAATAAGAAGAATAGATGCTTTGACAGATGTTCAGCGTGATGCGTTCGACGCTTTTGATGATGGGTTTAACTTAATCTTAACCGGTGCGGCTGGTACAGGAAAGTCATTTATATTATTATACTTGGCACTTGATCATATATTGAAGAATAGAAATAATGAAAATGAACCTTCCAAGATAGTAATAGTAAGATCAACTGTTCCTACAAGAGAGGTCGGGTTTCTTCCTGGCACCGCCGAAGAAAAGATTGCAGTATACGAAGAACCTTATAAAGCTATTGTAAATAACTTATTTAGACGTGGTGACGCTTGGCAAATTCTTAAGACGAAAAAGATTATTGAGTTTTGTTCTACTTCTTTTTTACGTGGAACAACTATTGATGATTCTTTCATATTCGTAGACGAATATTCTAACTGCAATCTTCATGAACTAGAAACAGTAATAACAAGAGCCGGAAGAAATACTCGATTACTATTTAGCGGGGATACCGTCCAGTCTGATTTATTTTTTGATAGAGAAAAAAATGGTCACACAACTTTCATGAAAATTTTGGAGAACATGGAATCATTTGATATCATCAAATTCGGTATCGAAGATATTGTAAGATCCGGGGTGGTAAAGGAATATCTATTGGCTAAACATAAATTAGGACTCTAAAAGTGAAATATTTTAATCAACATGAATTATCCAAAACAATCTTATTAGAAGACTTGGATACAGTGTCAGTAAATGATAAGCGATACTATATTACCCCTGATGGGGCCAAATACGTTTCGGTTACTACTTTACTCGGACACGAAAAGAATTCAGATAAGAACGGATTCTTGGCTAAGTGGAAGAAAAAGGTAGGTGAAGCGGAAGCAAAACGAATTACAGACTATGCTTGTGATACAGGAACGTCTTTTCACTTATCGGTAGAAAAGTATCTTTCTAATGACAGCACTTATCTAGAAGGAATATCAGTACATAATAAATATATGTTTCTTGGTATCCAAAAATATTTAGATAAAATAGATAATGTTTTGGTTCAAGAAGCAGCACTATATTCTAAGAAATTTAAAATTGCCGGAAGAACCGATCTAATTGCCGAATACGAAAATCGTCTGTCCATTATCGACTTTAAAACTTCTAAGAAAGAAAAGAAAGAAGAATGGATTGAAGATTATTACTTACAAGGTACATGTTACTCTTTAATGCTAGAAGAAATGACTGGTCTAGTAATCGACGAGATTGTAATTATTATGGTCCAATATGACGGTTCGCCTACCGTCTATAAAACAACCAGAAAGAAACACTTCAAAAGACTAGCCGAAGTCATGAATAAAACAATGCCTAAATTATTATTATGAAATACGAAGATATTAGAGATATTGTAGTAGTAGATTTGAAAATTGATAGATATAAATTGGCCGAAGAATCTTTAAGAACTCCTGTTATTCTTGCCAGATACTTAGATATATACCGTGGCGAAAAACAGACACTACATCAACTAACCGGTAAGATGAATATCCTGAAGAAAGAAAAAAGACTTTACTACTCTGGTAAGGCCGATCCAGCCGTCTACGAAGAGAAACCATTCGATTTAAGAATTTTAAAGCAAGAACTGGACCTATATATTGAATATGACGAAGATGTGATAAATCTTACTTATAAAATTTCCATGCAAAAAGAGAAGTGTTTTTACTTAGAAAAGGTGATAAAAGGTATCGAACAACGCGAATTCTCTGTGAAAAATGCTATTACTGTTATAAAATTCGAGTCTGGAGATCCGGGTTAAAAAAACATAAATAAATAGAGTAAAAAGGAAAATAGATGACACTAAAAACCCTCAGAGATTTATTGATAGAAGTAAGAACCCAGTTATCTCCTACTGCGATTAAGGCAATGTATGAAAAAGGTCGTCAAGATAATCCTGAAGGTGAAGTAGCCAGAAGCATGTACAAGAAGTTTACTGGACAAGATTGGAAAGCTGATAAGCCAGCCGTAGTTACTCCTACTATTAAAACAGATTCTACACCACCACCGAAGGATGATAAGATAAAAAATGGGGTGGAGATTCTGAAAGAAATTTTTGATATGGTCGAAAAGGCTATTAAAATGGGCGATGATGTTAAGTTATCTTCTTTAACTTCAGAACAATCGGCATTATTATTCTCCGCAGGTAATCTATTTCATGACGTACTTACTAATTCTTCACATTCTGCCTCGGCGTTTATTGATTCGTTAAGTGAAGATGACTATATTAGTCTAGGAGCTTTCATCGATTCTATTTCTGTTGTAAGATACGCAAAGAAGAAATTAGATTCTACTTCACCTTTTGTAAAATCATTCGAAAAGATAAAAAAACAATTCATTACTAAGGAATCATCGACAAAGAATTCTGATATCGGTAAATATCTAAAAGAGATTTTCTTCTATATAGACGGCGCAATTACTCAACGCGAATCTGCCATTCAATATTTGAGATCTGCGTTAAAAATCTATCGAGTCAATAACGTTATAGATAAACTAGATTCTACAGAAGACGAAGATGATCTCGGTGACATAATGCATGAATTAGTAGATATGATAAACGGCGACGAACTAATGTTGCATGATCGTTTCGTTAAGTCATATAAGAAGCTAAAAATCAAATTCCAAAAATATATGTAGTCAATAAATAAGAGTATATATCATGGATATTACTCTTATTAAATTAAATGAATCGTTCATGCAAGTGGATGCCGAAGCATCCGTCATTCAAGAACTATCTGAAAGACTTACATTCGACGTACCTAATGCGAAGTATTCCCCTGCGTTCAAAAAGAAACACTGGGATGGTAAGATACGTCTATTCAATAAGAGAAACGGAACTCTATATCTTGGCCTGAGTCATTATGTAGAAGACTATGCCAAAGAAAATGACTATTCTCTACAGAAAGACTTCAGTGATGAAACGTTCTCGATGGATGACTTCAAAAATCATATAGAGAAAACGAAGTATCATAATGAAAATAAAGATTTACTTTTTCTAAGAGACTTTCAAATAGAAGCTATAAAACAAGGAATCATTAAGAACCGAGCCATCTTTCTTTCTCCAACTGGTAGCGGTAAGAGCTTAATTTGCTTTTCTCTTTTGAAATTCTACTTTGAAAATACAGACAAGAAAATTCTGCTCATCTGTCCTACGACTGCCTTAGTCGAACAACTCTATACTGACTTCATAGAATATTCTAATAATACTCTTGATATAGAAAATAATACCTGTAGAATTTATTCTGGGACAGAAAGATTTAATGACAGAAGAATAGTAATTTCTACTTGGCAATCAGTATACGAAAAGGATTCGGATTACTTCGATGTATTCGAAACAGTCATTGCCGATGAATGTCATCTGTATAAGAGTAAGCAGACATCTAAGTTATTCGAGAAATGTCTGAATATCAAATTCAGATTCGGTTTCACCGGAACTCTTTCTGGCGAAAATATTCATCAACTTCAGCTAGAAGGATTATTTGGGAAGGCAATAATACTTACTACAACTAGTCAAATGATGGCCGCAAAACAATTAAATAAATTCAAAGTCAAAGCTATTATTCTTAAATATTCTGAAAAAACTATTAAGGAAAATAAGAAAAATATCTGGGAAGAAGAAGTACAATTTCTTATTGGTAATAAAAAAAGAAACAAATTTATTGCCAGATTAGCAAAAGAATTAAAAGGCAATTCTTTGTTATTGTTTTCGCGTGTCGAGACACACGGTATGTTAATATACGAAGAGATAAAGAAATTAGTCGGTGAAGAAAGAGTAAAATTCATCTATGGCGGAACCGACGTAGAAATTAGAGAAGAAATAAGAAAGAGTGTAGACGAAAACTCTAATATTATCCTGGTGGCGTCTTCTCAGATTTTCTCTACTGGTACTAACATTCCGGCTTTGACAAATATTGTTTTTACTCATCCTTCCAAAGCAAGAATCAGAATTCTCCAGAGTATCGGCAGAGCTTTACGAAAAAATAAGAATAAATCTTGTTCATATCTATATGATATTGTAGATGATCTAAGAACAAAATCAAAAGATAACTATGCGTATAAGCATTTCAAAGAAAGATTACAACTCTATAGTATCGAAGAGTTTGACTATAATATTAACACATATAATTTAGAAGAGGTTTGATATAATGAGTGAAGAAATTATCAGAAGAATAAATTCTTATGAAAGAAATATTCCAGATAACATAGATTCTGCCATGAAAGAATTGGACAGGAGATTTTTCTTAGAATCAAAAGAATCTAACGGGTCAGTGAAAGCACGTATAATCTTCAGAGAACTACTGGAAGATTATACAAAAGGGATTCAGAATAATACCTCTTATATTCTTCGATAAGAAGACTCTCCACATTCGGTTGAGACATCTTCGATATCTTTCTTCTTTCTTTTATATAATATATTATATACTACTTTCATATGCGACATACTCATTGTACCATTTATAGAGGTAAAAGTCAAGTAATAAAAAATGCTTGACTTCTTATCAACAAGATGTTATAATGGTTACATATGATGATTGAAGAAGAAAAGAAAACACAAAACGAAGCAGAAGATGAAGAAAATCCATATCTGTTTAACGTACAGGCACTATATGACCAAATAGTAGAGCTTGTAGAAAAATACAGAATTTCTCATATAGATGCCGTGTTGAAGCTTTGTCATGCCCATAATTATGATATTGTTTCGATTTCTAAGATTCTTCCGGCTTCACTCTTGAATAAGATTGAAGATGATGCCAAACGTTTGAAACTTTTGAAAAAAGAGTATTGTAATGTCGTTACATTCTCTTAATACCCCCATGAATGGCTTCGATGCCTATTCTACCTACAATGCATTTAAACTTCATTTCAAAGGTGGAGGAAGTTATGATTATTTTACCTTCAATGGAAAGACCAATCTAAAAGTTTCTTCTTATGAAAAGAGAAGAGATAGATATCAATTCGAAAAGATTGCCAGTCGTATTTCCAAAGAAAAGTTTTTAGACAAGATGTTAGTAGAGCAGAAAAAGAAAGCGGCTTTTTGGATCGGGGATATCCTGACCAGAGAAAATGATTCTGATTATTTGAAATGGCGCGGATTTATCGAAGCATTCGAAACTTACAATCTTAAGAAAGAAGTCAGTCCATTAATTGAACTAGCTCTTTTAAATGATTCTAAAACGTTTAAAGAAATATGGTTAGAAGGATTAGAAAGAAAACAACATCCTAGAATTTTTAAGATGATACTCAAGAAAGAAATTCAACCAGAAACTTTCATTTGCATTGATCAGAAATATGATTTTGTTTCAGAAATAAATTCAGTATTAGGAGAAGATCCAATTTGGAACGATTACTATATCTTTCTTAAGAAGTATTATAAATTTGTCATGAAATATATTCCTTCACGTATCAGGATTATAGAAATTTTGAAATAAGGAGGACAGTGAAAAAATTAATAATTGAGGATATAAATAAATTAATAGCTCAACAAAGATCCATAATTGATCTTACAGAAAATATATTAACTACGTTATTTTCTATCTGTCTAGAGACTAGAGAAACTTTAACCGAAGAATCTAAAAATCTAGAAGAAAGCAAAAAAACAATAGAAAAATACAAAGAAGAAATAAAAAAACTCTATCAAGAACTAGCCTATTTTAGGCATAATAATAAAGAACAGTAAAAGGAAAAACAAAATGAACTTCGCAGACTTGAAAAAAAATAGTAAGACCAATCTAGAATCCTTAGTCAAGGATTTGAATAACATGAAGTCAACAAATAAGTATGTTGACGAAAGATTCTGGACTCCTCCGGTTGACGAGAAGACAGGAAACGGAACAGCTTTGGTTCGTTTACTTCCGGCCAAAGAAAGCGGTAAGCCTTGGGTAGAAACATTCTCGCATTCATTCCAAGGTCCTGGTGGTTGGTATATCGAGAATTCTCTCTCTACACTAGGTAAAGAACACAAAGATCCTGTTTCAGAATCCAATGGAGCTTTATGGGCAACTGGTGTTGAAGCCAACAGAGATATTGTCCGAAAGCATAGACGTATCACCAAGTATATTTCTAATATCTTAGTTCTAAGTGATCCGAAAAATCCAGAGAATAATGGAAAGGTATTCTTGTTCAAGTATGGTAAGAAGATTTTTGAGAAGATTCAAAATTCTATGATTCCGGTTTTCGAGACAGATACTGCTATCGATCCATTCGATTTCTGGAGTGGTGCTAACTTCCGCTTGAAGATTATGAAAGTAGATGGATATCCTAACTATGACATGTCTTTGTTTGAGTCGGTAAGTCCTTTATTGGATGGCAACGATAAGAAGCTTGAAGTTATCTGGAATAACCTCTATGATCTTTCAGAATTTACTGATCCTAATAGTAAGCACTTTAAAACTTATGATGAACTAAAAGCAAAATTCGATAAAGTGGTCGGTAATACCATGAAGAAGGAAGTAAAGCCTTCTGTTGCTGGTACTCTAGAGAAATCTTCTTCTGCTCCATCTAAGTCTCCTATTAAGTCAGGAAGTTCAGCAGCCGCACCTTGGTCCAGCGAACCAACAGATGAAACTGAAGATGACGATGATGATGATACTTTAGGGGCGTTTGCTCGTCTTGTAAACGAAGACTAAAAAAAATAATATTATCGTGGTGGTTGGGTTTACATTACCATTGTTACCCAACCACCACGAAATTATTTTAAATATAAAATATTATTATTTTCGGTGGAGAAACTATAAGTCCACTAAATCTTTCTGTTTGGAAACATCTACATAATAGTTTCCGTTAGAATCTTTTTTCGGTTCAACTATAACAGCAAAGGAACCTGCTCTGATCTTTTGCTTCTCGGCTCCTCCTTTCAATTTTAATCCAGCAATAAGTCCTTCATCTGAATCTTTGTTATCTACACCCAAAGCAATCTCTTTGTCTACGAATCTGGCATCATACTCGTCGCCATTAATCATCTTATACTTCTTACCATCAATATCAATTAGATATGAAGGATACTGAAAAGGGGTTTTTGGATCTGCCATTCGCAATACCATTGAAACTACTCCACCTTTTGCCAAATATGCTTTACAAGCAGACCAATTTGAATCTGGACCAAATCCAGTAGAAGAAACAGTAAGATGATAATTTGGTGGTGGTGTTTTACCTTTGGATACTCTGCCTACAACTTTAGTGTAATCGTAAAATTGTACGTCTGGAAACATAGTGAATAATTCAGGAGCAACAAATTCCCAAGCAATATCGGATAAAACATTTAGTCGAACGACAAGTTGTTTATCTTCTTTCTGTGCCTTCCTCAATCCAGATTTAATTTCATTAACTAATAGCCTGATGAAAATTTCTGGATAATCCATTAGAACTTTGACTCTATCAATGCGTCCCTTTCTTACTGGTGTCATTACTCCTCTACCAGCTTCTTTACCTAAACAAGACGCAACACAATTAGCAGTGCTACAAGGACAAACATTAATACCAGACATGTCGGCGGGTGCTAGTGAAAGCCCTATAGTATAAAGCCCTCTTCCTAATTTTTCACCAATTTTGCCACTCTTTTCTAATTTTGGGTTAGATGTTTCTTTTCCGGTAATAGCTTGTGCTTTGATTTGTTTAGCAATCTTTAAAGCTTTTCGAATTTCTTTCGGTGTTT